AGTATTCAACATTTCAACACTCCCTACTACTACTACTACAACAAGTTAATAATAAAAATAATAATATAATGCACGTGCGCGTGCGCGATTACGTGCGCGTGCGTGTGCATTTAACAAATCAATAAAATACTCCGCCAAGTATATATACTTGATAGTTACTTGGCGGAGTGACACCACGTGTCAAAATATGCCTTTGGCTTTGCTCATCTTTTTGGACATAGACGTTTCCTTGTCCTTTAGCTGCTCTGCGTATGATTTGTCGGTTTCCGCGTTTCTCTCGATTAAGGACGCTATAGCTTTTTCCTGTCGATATTGCTTGATTCTCCATGCTTTTTCAGGATTTTCGGCTTCTAGCTTTCTCCAATAGTATTCTGGTATGGCAGCTCTCTTGCCGTTGGTAAGTTGTATGTATCCCTGCTGCCAGAGTCGTTCCTGGTTTTCTTCGAACCATTTGTCCCCAAGTCCTGGTTTCCGGCTCATGGTGCAAAATGGTGGTATTAAACCCATTTTTTGGTAACGCTTTTTGTCGTTACCGTACAGTTTTTTGGTTACATACCCTGCAACATAATTATATGTTTCTGGTGTTGCCTGTGCTATGTCTACAGTACCTTGTCCCCAGATTTTTACCAGCTTATCACTTGTGTAATGACCGTGTCTTGACAGTTTGTGTATTGGCTTTAAGTCGTCAGGATGCCACCCGTACAGTATCATGTGATAGTGAGGTCTTGATGTGTTGTCTCCGTACTCTCCGGCCAGAAAGTACCTTAGCGGCTCTCTGGCGGCCTTTCTAAGCCTTTTCATGAATAACTGGACATCTTCCACGCTTAAGGTTTGCACCGTTCTGGGACGCTCTGAGACGCCTTTCCAGATGTTTATACCGCCTTTGTAGATTTCGCCTGTCTCTGTGTCCTGCGTTGGTATATGGTCATCGTCATAAGTCAGTGTTATAAACCAGATGCTTTCTTTGTCGTGACCATATGCTTCTAGCTCCATTCGTGTGCTCCAATCTTTTCGTTTGCGCAGTTTGCACCCGGTGCATTGTCCGCATGGTATCAACATTACATCTTTTCTATACATTAGGTCTTCGTACTTTAGTTTTGTTTTATGCACTTTATTAAAAGAGGCGAGTGAGTACACTCGCCCGCTCGCCTCTCTGTTATGAGGTACATAAAACCGGATTAACGGTTTATTGCATCCCATTTATTTAAGCTTTCCTTTCCAAAATTCAACGTTTTTGTTTCCTATGAAGTCTCTTCCCGGCTTGTATTCAAGCTCATTTTTGGTTGGCTTTCTTCCTGCGCCGCCTGTGCCAGTGTTTAGGCTGTTGAGGCTATTAAAGACGTCTTTGAACTCGTTGAACGCTTTGTCTGCGCTTGTGTGTTGCCAACTTGTCGCGTCTCCGACCGCTTGCGCTGCGTTGTACCAGTTACTTTGGCTTTTGCTCCATGTGTTGTTGGCTTACGCCTAGAGCACTTGCGCTTGCTGCACTGCTGCTCGCCAGTCCCATGCTTGCGCCGCTGATAGTTCCCTGACTGCCGCCCGGTGTGCTTGCTCCGCCTTGCTGGTATGCTAAGATAGGATTGATGCCAGCTTTTCGCATATCTTCTACGGCTCGCTGATAAGCTGTATTGCTCATTTGCTCTTGCCATGCACGGTTTTTTGCTGCCTCTGCACTGTTGTAGCTCATCGCCGCATTGTTGCTTATCTGGTTATATACACCCTGCGTGATTGCCGCCATGGTGTTATAGCCCATCTGTTCGAACATGCTGCGACGGTTAAATTTTTGCTGGCTTTGCATGTTTCCCTGGATTGCTCCTAGCATGCTGTTCCAGTCTTGCAGGTTCTGTTCTCGATTTACGCCGCTTTCGCTGCTGCTTTGGCCTCCGCCGCTGCTGTAGCTTTCGTTGTGCTGCTGACTTCCGCCGCTGCTTTCTGACATGTTACCGCCTAGCAGTTTGTTTATCCCCCAACTTGCCACTGACGGTAGTACTGCCTTTCCGATTCCGAGCAATGCGCTTCCAAGTCCTGCTAACATAAACAAATAAGCCCGGGGTTTTGCCCCGGGCTTTCCCCCTTTCTTCAGCTGAGACCTCAGCTGATGCCCTCAGCTGAGATTCTTTATTTTTGTCGTTGTTACGTTATATTATTGCTATTTAAGGATAACAATAACTAACAATAATGAAAAACTTTAGTGATGGTCGACGAGTCCCGGAATGCTGTACATAGGCATAGGTCTGACGCTGGTGTTGTCAATTACTGTGTCCATGATAAACTGCGGTTCGTTGTCCACTGCCAGAGTGCGCTGAATTTCGGAGTCTCCTTCCTTCATCCATGCTTGACTCAAGCTCGGCGTTTCCGTGTAGTTGTCGCCGTAGTGCCAACTGTCCAGCGTCCCGGTTGCATTGCTTCTGAATTTGCCGCTGATTCTGTTTGGTTTCATGCGGTATTCTGCCCACGCTTCTTGGTAACCGAATGCCTGTTCGTCGGTGCTCGTACCAGTGAGATACAGTTCCTTTTTGAGGATTGCTTGCTCTCCCAGGTTTGCGAAGACGGGGTAATAAAAATCCAGATTGGTTTTCCGGCTCCACATCCGTTCGAGTCCCTGCTGATAGGTGTGATCGTGCCGGATGCAGCACACACCGATAACATATCCGTGCTCTTCAAAGCTCTTCGTGAACATGCTGCCGTTGTACGGCGTAACGCTCACTGCTGCCGTGTTGCCCTGCGGACTCTCTGCGGTCGTGCCGCTGGTCTGGATGACCTGACTCATGTTGATGGTGATGCGCGTACCACCCAGATATTCCGGGATTTGTGCCGTTTTATCGCTGATTTTTGTGTGGAACAGCGAATAAATCATCTCGCGGTAACGACTGCCACCGCGCGACAGCTGTTCATAGTATTTCTGAACCTGAAACGCCTGCCTCAGCTGGTTGATTGTGGTTGCCTGTATTGCGCCCATGTCTGCTGCTAAGAATATTGCTTCCCCTTGGTCGTCTCCGTTTCTTCCTTTGATTTTTGTTGTAAGCTTTTCGTTCAGCAGATTATCCGCAGTGTCGTTGCTTATGGTTGGGTTGACTGTTCCTGCTGTTGCTTGGTACTGTACCAGGTCTATTGTGTCGTTGAACAGTGCTCCATTGGTTTGGTATCCGGTTACTGGCGCTAATCCTGCCAGTGGTATTGTTACCGGCTGTCCTGTTTTCTGCGGACTCGGCAAAGCCGACGTGAAGTAATCGTGATACTTATTGACAGGCAAAGGTCTGCCGCCGGTGTATGCGTTTTGGAGAATATATTCCAAATCCGGTTTTGTTGCGTCCATGCCCTTGGCCTCGTCGTCCGTATAGTTTACGGTCGCGTCTCCATCGCTGTTGATGGCCGGATTGTCCACGTTCTGGTCTCTGAACCACTCCTGCCAAATCATAGCGTAGGCTCTGAATGGCAGTGCATTAACGCTGAATGCACTATCAGTTCCTTTGCTCACCTTGGTAGGAATGCCCATGTAGTCCATGATGCTTCCTTCATAAGGTGCCGGTTTTTCTGCCGTGCCGGTTACTTTGACCTGCGGAATGGTGTATTCCTGAGTCTGTGCCCACGGCCCCGTATCGTTTTCGCCCATGAATCGTTTGAAGTTTTTCCAGAGGATTCGACACGGGACATTAAAATAATAAATATCCATGTGGCAGTTGTCCATAACCGGAAAAATAGGCGTCGTCATGCGGATAATTGCTGCTTGGTCGATGCTGAAAGTGTCACCCGGAAGAACCTCATCCACATAAAAAGGGATGAGTTGTCCTGCGTTCAGCGTTAACTTGACGTCTTGTCGCCGCTTAAAGCGGCTTCGCGTGATGTCCAGGCGCGGTACCTGGTTAAATCCTGCGTCTTTGTTTCTGTTCATTTTTTGGCCTCCGTTGCTTCTGCTGCTTCGGTTGCTTTGGTTTCGGCCTGCTTTTCCTGATAGATGCCCAGATTTTTGGCCCATTCTACTGTGCCGAATGATGCAATAAATTTATCGACATCGTTATCAAATTTGAACTTGATGTCTTTCGGCACCTCGCCCCAGATTTGTTCTGCTCGCATTATGATGTTCTGGAGCTCGGCCAGATTCTGCGGTGCTTCGGTGTAGTCTTGGATGCCGCCGCCGATGTCCGGTTTGATACGCTCTGCAATGTCCGGGTCGATGCTTGCCCGTCGGATGATGTTTTCCAGCTTGGTTTCTTCCAGATAGGAGTCGATTTCTGCTTGCTGGTCAATGGTCTGGTCGAGTTTCAGCACCTTTTCGCCTTTTTTGTTGCGCTCCCAGAGGTATGTGCGTCTCACGCTTTCCCCGGCTTCGGTCGGCTTTGCTGTTGCTGTCTCGCGGAAGTTACTTACACAACGATACGCCATCGAAGATGTTCTCCTTCTCGTTTTTGAAAAGTCCGGTCTGCTCGTCGAATTTTGCCAGTTTTACTAACCGGTAGTCACTCGGTGATTTGCTCATGATGTTGTGTTCGTCGGTGAGCGCAATCTTAAAGTTGCGCTCTGCCACCTTGTCTTCTCGCTCGGTGAAAATGGTGATGTAGCCCATCACACAGTTGTCGTAAATGCCATACACATTGTTGTTCACAGTCGGATACCCCCTCGCATTGCTCCGCTCCCAAGGTTGATGGCCTTGGTTTTTCGTGCGGTCTTGTTGTAAATTTTTGCGTCCTTGGATTTGTGGACTCTACTCCTCTTCGCCATGGTTGATTTCCCTCCTGAGGATTTCCACCTCAATGCTGTTTGCTGCTGCTTTTTTCTTGAAGGCCATGTCAAGGTAAAATTTTGCGTCGTCGTACTTTGCGGCCTGTCGTAGCAGCTTGTACGCGGCGTCGATCTCTTTGTAGGTTCGCGTCAGTTCCTGCATGAGGTTCGTATCGGTCTGGTCTCGTACATTCCATGTTTTCACTTGGTTACTCCTCGGGCTTGTTGCCCTCTACTGCGTGGTAAATCTTATCCAACATGGCTAAGATTTTGCGGATGTTGTTAAACAGCGCGTTAATTTCCTTTAGAGTCAGAGCAAAACGCCTCCTAAAAAATTATTTTGTATAAATGGTTTTGTAAAAAAGCACTTTTGTGCTGTTTAACCTTGTTACTGCTCCACCCAATTTTCCGGGTCGAGTACTGCCGTTGTTCCTAGTAACTTGATGTTGATGCGGTAGATTTTATCCTCGTCCGCTTTGTACCAGTATCTGTATCTTCTTGTGTCATAAGTTCCGGTCATTTTCAGTTCTTCCAGCGCTTCCACGCTCAGGCGGCTCAGTGTTTTCATGTTGCACCTCGTTGTTCGTTCCTGGTTTTCTTCGTTGTAAGCTAACGCTTACAATATAATTTTAGTCCTTTGTTTATTCTTGTCAAGCCCATTTTTGTAATTTGCAGTAAAATTGTAACCTCCCCAAAGATGGCAATGCGTAAGCGTTGCCGGCTTTGGAGAGGTTTGCCCGCTGCAGGCGCGGTTTTCTTGCGTTTTCAACACTTTCAACACTTTCAACAGGTTTTCCACAAAATGTTGCACAAAGGTTTTTGTGCACATTGCTACATTTTCAACAATTCAACAAGTTTTCCACAAAAGTATCAACATTAAAATTAACCAAAAAATATCGTTCCAAGGATAAAAATTATATTGTAAGCGTTAGCT